TTCATCGCTTGAAAGTTAACCGTCCCCGTGTCGTCAGTGTATGCGCTGTCGAGTTCGAAGTTCGTGGAGGCCGCCGTATGTGAGGCGATCTTGTAAACTGTTCCGGCCCCCTCAACGGTGAAATGCCAGCCTTCGACGGAAAAACTAGGTGCGCTTGAAAACACTCCGGCTTCTGAACCTTGGGTGAGTGTTACTGTGCCGGTGTCATACTTAGGTTGAAGCTCAATAACGAGGGGTGTGCGGGACTTAGCCCACGGCCAGACCTCATCAATCTCTGCGGTCTGATCTTTACCAATGGGGATAGTGCCACCGGCAATGACTGCGAAATGCACTTGATTGAGGAAACTTAAGACGTCACTCTCATAGGGAGAATTACCGTTGGTGACCTCACCGCCATTACGGAGGATGAGGTCCAAAAGATCGGCAGTGCTTCTAAACTGGGCCAAGATTCCCCCTTAAAGGAGAGACTTAGCTCCCCTGCTCTGGCTTTTTATTTTTCGCTTTGTTCTGTGCTTCAATTGCAGCAAGTTCTTTTTGAAGTGTTGCAATCTCTGCGTCTTTTGCAGTCAATGCCCGAGCTAGTTTCTGATCGGAAGTTTCCGGCGGAACAAAAGCAATATGAGCTGCTGATGCGTCTAGTGAACCGCGTTTAGTTTTCTCGTCAATAACCCAACGTCCGGCAGGCTTGCCTTTTTTATCCCACATGTTGCCTGATCCGACGGGACGCTCGAATACTCGAGATTTTCCACCGTCGGGAGTGGCGAAAACTTTCATTACATAGGGATTGTTTTGAACAACGAGACCAGTTTTTTCGTCACGAAAAGATACACGTAAGTCGAAACCTTCTGGTGGTTTTTCTTCTTCTTGAAATGGACGCATACTGCTCTCCCGTTTAGTATCCGATGACTTCCACTTCGAGAACTTGTGCAGCTATTGCTACAGTAGAGGCTTCGACAAGTGGGCCATCAGCGACGTTGTCATTGTCGCCTCGGAAGACGACTAATTTTTCCGTCGATTGATCGTAACTAAAAACGTAGCCTGATACGCCTTGGTCGACAACTGCTAAAGATTCGATAATGACGGGGCATCCCATTTTTGCTTTGCTCAAGGGAATACCATTGGCGGGGTAAGTTAGAGCACCGTCGCCGAATGAAAGACGAACTAAGTTATGCGAGCGGCTATCGCCTTTTTTTCGCTGCTTTAGCACTAAGTGAGTAACGTTAGCTGCTGCAATATCTGCCATCTTAGTTCTCCGTCAAAAATGATGGCCCCAGGGGGAGCCACCGTATTATTTAAACTTAACCGGCGATCATGTCGCTGTTGTTGCCTTCGACTTCTGGGCTTGATTCACAGACGAAGTAGTATACGCCTTGGCCCGTTGGGGTACCGACGCCTACGGTCCACGAAATTTCCATTGAATCACCGACGTTAAATTTAACGGGGGTGATGTTTTCGTAAGCGACTTTTCCGATGGCCGAGCCGGAAGCTACGGTTACGGTACCGGCGACAGCTTCACCTGTTGCAGATAATGGTGTGGGTCGCTTGGTGAAAATTACAGTTGGTGCAGTAGTGGTGCCCGATGCCGCTTCACTCGTAAGTGCGAAACCGCACTGTACGACGTAGCAGGGACGGATGCAGACTAATTCGCCGTGGTCTGCCGATGCAGCACCAATGTCCACTTCCTTAAGAACCTCAGCAGCATTCTGCGCTAAGGTTATTAGTGGGACGAAAAAATCTAAGTGTGAACCGCGATATGGATAAGACATTTTTTACCTCGTTTATCAAAAATTAAGATTGTGACGTCATGTAAACAACACGTGCTTCGCCAGCGTTTGCAGAGTCAGACCAGATTTGGCCGAATCCGTAAATGCCGTACCAAGCAACTGATTTGCTACGACCGAAATCATTACCGACGTTTTCTTCGGCGATAAGATGTGGGTCTTCTGCAACAGCCATTGTCACTGGGTCTTCGCCGAAAAATACAGCTTCACCCATGATGTCGCCAGTACCAAGACCGTCAGCTAGTGCTGAAGTGTGGTTACTTTCAACGAAACGGATGTTTTCGATGCGACCGATTTCGCCGTTATATTTAGCTCCGGGATCGGTGTACTTTTTCCAGTCAACCCAAGCTGGGTCACGCATTAAACCGCGTTTTGCTTGAGTGATTAAGACGCACACGTAATCGTCGCCCATGTAAGGTGCGATGTTTAGGGTGCTGAACATGTAGTCGCGGATACTTTCCACGTGGAACATGTTTAAGTTTGAAAGTGCAACGTTTGAAGCTGCGCCGTCAGTTTCGAAAGTGGTCTCAGCGACACCTGTTGGGATTGCTAAGATCTTACCGGCTTTGAAGGCGGCAGATGCAGCAATGTCCATGCGAAGTTTAAGCTGATCTTTTAACTTCTTTTGGATGGCATTTTCTAAGTCAAATGCTGACAAATCAATTGCCAATTTGGTGTAAGGAATTGCACGACCGCGTTCACTTACAGTGATCGCTTGTGTGCTTAAGCTTAGAGTGTCTTCGGGCACACGATTGTTTTCGTTTAATACGTCAGTCGTTGGCACGGTAACGTTAGAAACGCGAGTGATAGTTACCGACTCACCTTTCTTTTTGCCGTAGCCTTCTTCTGGTTTAACGAATTGCATGAATTTAGCTTCTTTGATCGAAGCCATACGAATGCGCGATGATAAATCATGGTTCTTGTATACGCCACTCGGACCGTCGCTTACCCAACTGTGTGTTGCCATTGCTTACCTTCCTTAAAGGATTGCGCGTTACCCCGAGGGGTCAAGTTTTTTATGCGCGTAGTTTTAGCTTTCTCATTTGTTGTGCCATTGTCAACGGGACGTCGTCTTTTTTCTGAGGTGTTACACTCAATCGTTGTGCGCCGCCTGGACTCACGGCCTGTGCCGCTGACCTGCTTAATTCGGTTCGAGGCTTTGCCTTCTCTATATAGTCTTGAAAATGTGCACGTGTTTTTTGTGCCAGTAGTTTCATGGCTTTGTCGACGTCGACCATCTTTCCGATGGTGCCCATGTTTTGTTGCAAAATGTGTTCGCAAAATAACCTCTGGCCACTAAGATCGGGGTTCTGCGAAAAAAATGTAGTCCAGAGCTCTTCTTTTCTTTTTTCCGCGTTAATTACTGCCAAGGCTTCTTGTGTGGCGGATTCTTTTACTTTGCGGAGTGTTTCTTTTGGGTTGGCGTAGAACTCTTCTTCAAATTTGTCTTCTTCTGGTGGCGGTGGGGGTGCTGCTGCGCGTGTGTGTTCGAGTGTTTCACGGATGCCCATGTTGTAAGCTTCTGAGACTTCTTTTTCTTGCACTAACTTTTCGGCGTATTTAAGTGCATCGGCTTGCGTCTTAAATTCTTGGTCACCGATTTTGATTAAAGTTTCTTCTTCTTCTGCCGGTGCTGCCGCCGGTGCTGCGTCTTCCTTTTTTTCTTCCACTGCGGGTTCATCGGCTGATGCTTCTAATGGTGCTGCACCTTCTGGAAGTTCTGCGTCTTCTGCCGGTGCTTCACCGCTCGCTTGTGCACGAGCCGCTGCTCTAATTTCCGCTAACTCCGTAAGTGTTGATTTAGATCCGTTTTGTTCTAGCATTTTGTGACTCCTCTGCGTGTCGGTAAATTTGTTCTTTTTGGTTTAGTTCGATTTCTAAGTCGTTAAGGACGGAAAGTTCCGCAATGATTGCGGTGTTGTCCGTGATGCCCTCTTTGTGCCTCGCTACTAGCTTCATGAAGGCGTTTTGTTTACGCCTTTGGATGAGTGGCAGGATTACGGGTGAGGCGAGTGCGAAAATTCGTGCGTCTGCTAGTTCTTCGTTTGTCATTGGATTGCCCCTGCTGGTGAGCCTGGAAATTCAGTCGTTGGAATACCTGCGCCTGCCATTTCTTCCATTGGACTTGGCACTTGACTCATTTGATCGGGTGATTCAACGGGTGCGCCCTCTTGCGCTTCGGGTGCCATGGTGTTTTGCACTGCGATTGGGATCTCTAGTTTGTATTTATCAATATCGAGAGCGGTGAGGATTTCGCCAAGGGTCTTACCGAGATCGTATTTCTTGACGTACTCTTCCATGATGGCCGGAGAAGAGCCGATGACCTGTAGCATTTGGGTAAGTTTTTGATAATCCTGTCCCTTGCTGAGGGTCATGCTCACGCCGTAGACGCGGAACTTAATCCCGTTCACTGTAGCTGCGAATACGTCTTCTGGTGATAATTGACTAAGCTCTTCGCCGCGTTCTGGGCCAAAGAGGGATTTAAAGGTCTCTTTGTCGATGCGATCCCAGTTCTGTGCTGTTGTTTTCCAGGCGAGTTCGAGTTCACGCATGATTTGACGGGCTTCGAAGTTCTTTGCGATGCCTTGAAAGACTGAAGTGATGGTTTGTGAGGCTTCGACGACTTCTGTCGCTTTAACTGCACGAAAGGGCATCACACCTTGACGTAGATCACTCGTCAGGGCACTGGCGTTGAACTCTTGGTTCATTAAATTAAAAATATTGAATGCGTCCGGTGGTACTTGCACTTGCGTGAGGGACTCTAGGACTTTACCACCTACAGGGAGCATTGAGTTCACCGCTAAAGTGGTGCCGGGAGTAATACCGTCGGCAACTTGCGCCGGATTGTCGAGCATGTCTTTTCGTAATTGACTAACAGCATGGACTTGCTTCATCGCAGCGTCGACGAATAGGTTGTAGAGTTCAATGAGGGCACGATTGTGTTCTGACGGTGCATCCATTAGTGCTTTATGCCAAACGGAGTTTGCTACTTCAGTGAGTGGTGATGAGGCATAGGGTCTTTCTTGGTGCCAGAGAGGGTTAGGTTCTTTTCTGATTACCTCTTGGTCATTTGCCACGGTGATAACGTAGTTTTCGTAGCATAGTTTGCCGGTTGAGGGGTCAATGACGTCACCCCAGAACTCGGTAAGTTTAATCTTTGGTCTGTGGGATCCGTCTGAGGTGTTCTGTCCGGTCTCTCTCGCCTTGTCAGCGTCGTCCA